AAACAATCCTACATAGCAATCAAAACATGACTAATAGCAACTCTTTATACAACAAATTCTCAAGATATGTAGGTGGAGGAATTACTGAAACCTCTGGCGACTTCCTAGAATGGTGGGAACGCGCTGAATTTGAGCAAGATGAATCAGATATAGTTTACCCAGTTGAAAACTTTTATGAGGGTCGATTAGATTTAATCGCTTCAGTTTTCTACAATGAACCAAGATTGTGGTGGTTTATTGCCCAATACAACAACATCCTTAACCCTGCAGAAGAAATAACTGCTGGCCGCATTTTGCTAATACCTACAAAATCAAGGATTGCGTTAATGATAAATAGTAGACACGGTGGAGTGCAAAGCACTAGAGCGCCTGTCAATACTATTTCCCAAATCATAAAATGACCACAAATTACGCAAACCCCTTGGATGACTTTAGGTCGTACACGTACCATCATATTCTCACGATTAGTAATACGACAGAAGCGTTCAGAAAAATGGTTTCACCCGATAAGGGAAAACCTCGTATTTTATCTGCTATCGAACGTGCCTCAATTGGGGATAAAATTGACATAGATGGCGACCCAGCATATTTGCTGGTAGATACCAGAAGATTTTCACAATTTTCTATTACGGAAGTCGAGATGGAGCATATCTACGGCACCGGCCCAGTTTCAAATCCGTCCGTTCCGTCTGGAACAATGCGTGTCAAGCTCATAGACACAACAGGACTCACGTTTTTTAACTTCCTATCAGATGTATTAAGAAACAAGCTTAAGACTACTAGGGCTTCTGCGTTCTTTCTTTTGACTATCGTGTTTGTTGGCCATAGACACGACGGAACCACAGAAACTATTTCAACGTGTAACATCCCGCTGATTTTGCTGTTAATGGGCTTTAAATTTAGTAGCAGCGGCACAGTGTTCGATATCGAGTTCATGGAAACAGAGGGTTCTGCTCAACGGGGAATGTCTTTCGAACAAATTAATAATTGCGGGTATGTTCGTTCAGCAACCACGAAGGGAGGACCCCCTACAGTTGGGCAAATGGCCCTCAATTTTGAAAAGCAGCTAAACATTAGAGCGCTAGAATTTTATCAAAAATACCAAAACTCTGCGTTAAGCGAAACAGAAAAGGCTAATAGCTCAAGAGCTGGCAAACTGGTTCAGTACATGATTACTTTGCCAAATTCGAAGCAATTCAATTGGGCCGACGGATTTAAAATTACTGTAGCCAATCCGTCCCAACACCAAGAACAATACTTTATCGCAGGCGGGGAGGCGTTGGGCCAAAACGAACTTTTGGGGATTGGGGCCCAAAATTCTTTTGCAGGAGAACCCGAGGAAGAAAAAGAAGGCTTGACACAAAGCTCAAACGGAAAAGAAATCGATTACACTTTAAGCTTCTCAAAAAATGCTTCAATTGCAGACGTGCTTAAAAAAATTCTTGAGAGTTCCGAGGACTTTCTAAAATTGGCAGGTCAGAAATCAATAGAAGCTAACAATGGATTGACTTGCAAAATTGTTACTAATATCACCAGTGATAAAAACACGTATTTGATTCACTACGACATTTACCCCGTAACTATCCCAAAGGCCGTAACGGGTCCAAAAACTGGGGCTACAGCGACTGGACTCTCAGTCAACGGTTTAAATTTGTTAAACTATGATTATATTTTCACGGGTAAAAATAGTCACATTAAAGATTTGGACATCATCTATAAGCCAGAGAGCGCAGTAGCATTGGACACAGAGGTAGATATCGGTGTTAGTCGGCATAAGCGAATTGCAGAAAGTGGTAACACCAAGGCTGGAGTCAAGGCTGCAGAAAAAGGGTCAGCTAAATCAAGTGACACGGCTTTTTTATTGCGCCCGAACGATCCAATATTTCCCCCTGAAGAAACTTCTGACCAACAGAAAAATAACAATTCAAATAGGAAAGAAACTGCGACAAGAGATGAAGCGATTGAAAGCTTTAGGGTTAAACAGGAATATGTCAGGAGCTTAGCATTTTTCCATTTTGTGAGTTCCTTAGATCTGGAAATGACAATTCGCGGAAACCCAAACATTATGCGAAAATATGCCGATCGCGAAGAACGTGGCGGTGTTGCCCCGCACGGAAACATAATTGATACCAAAGTTCTAGAATCACTGAATAAACAGAAACCTGATTCAGCAGGCTCGAATTATAGCACCGCAATTGCCGAAAGGCTTAACACTGCGAAGAAGCAATACTACGAAGAATACTATCAGCCGAGATTGCAAAAAATAACGACTGCGCAGCCAAGACCGAATGATTCGTTATTGGGAAATGGGGATATAGTCACATCCCCGATATTCGTGAAACTAAATATTAGGGCCCCAAACGTAGACAACCTTGGAGCCGCGCTTGCTGATGGCCCGATGTTTACCGACCAGTTTTTCTATGATGGGCCGTACATGGTTCTTTTTGTTAAACACTCGCTAATTAACGGGGAATTTACGCAAACATTAAGCTTAATACCTTTTGATATTAATGGGAAATTTTCCACTTCTGGGGATGCACCATGAACCGACAAATACAGCGATCACTTAATGACTCGATTCCATTTATAGTAGAGGGTCAAGTAGTTGACACTTCTGACCCGGACCAAATGGGTCGAGTTAAAATTTGGATCCCATCTATTGATGGAGAAACTATAAGCGTTGATATTTTGCCCTGGGCAAACTATGCTTCGCCCCTGTTTGGTTTCACAGTTGAATACCCTCATGGTTCTGGGTCATCAGAAAATAAATCTGACTCGGCTTATGGATTATGGGCGATACCGAAAATCGGGGCGACCGTTTATGTTTTCTTTCTAAACGCAAACCCTGACGTAAGATGTTATTTTGCATGCTCTACACGATTGCATCGCAATCGTTCGCTGCCTGCAGGCCGGAACATGGACCCAAATGGAAAAGTTGGTCCGTGGGGAGATTCTGGCGATGGGCGCGGAAATCTTCGTCCTTTACAACCTGCGTTTGATAATCTTCGTATTCAGTTCCAAAATAAATTGAATGAGTCGCAAGCCCAATCTCGTGGTGCCGTAGAGCGACAGGTTGCCCAAGCAAAAACAAACAAAGACGGACTCGAAGGCTATTCAAACGGCGCCAAAGACCAATCATCCTTGGAGCCACAAACTTATTCTTTGACAACACCAGGAGGCCACGCGCTCATTTTCCAGGATGACCCCACGGGAGCTCGGGCGAGATTAAAAACCGCAGATGGGAATCAAATCATTCTTGATGATGTCAACGAGAGAATTTATATTAGTACTGCTCACGGAAAATCTTGGTTTGAAATGGATAAGGATGGGCATGTTCATGTTTACGGAGCATCCTCAATAAGCATGCGTGCGGGCAAAGATTTCAACATTGCTGCTGATGGGAACATCAATATGGAAGCGATGGGCGACATCAATCTTAAAGCTGGAGGAAATACAAACACTACTTCTGGCGGTGATTTGAATGCTGCTTCAGTAGGTTCTACGTCAATTTCTTCATGCGATAATGTAAATATCTCCAGCGAGAAAAAGGTAATGGTCACTGCGACTTCTGATTTGCATTTATTGGCGCAACAGTCGTTAAAATTAACTGCCCGATCTGGAGCAGATTTTAGCGGCGGGGCATACATTTATGCTACGGCTTCAGCGATTCATTTGAATGGTCCCGCTGCAAGTGCTGCTGATTCTGCAAAATGTGCAGCTCAAGCTTCTGGCCCAGTAATTATTCCTTCGCATGAACCATGGGTTAGACCTGAATCCCAAGACTCTCGCGGACCGAATTGGAAACCTTGATTAGGGAAACAACATGACACGTGCTTTATACAAGGGATTTTCTACAGCAAATTGGAGAAAATCTCGTTCATTACAAGTTAACAACATTGATTTGGTTAAAATTGATCTACTCGCTCACATTTATACAGAACGCGGCGAACGAGTCATGATGCCAGGTTTCGGAACGAGAATCCCAGCATTAGCGTTTGAACCCAATGATGAAAACACTCGTAGAATTGTCGAGGAAGACTTAACAGAAGTGTTTAATTACGATCCGCGCGTTAGGTTAATTTCCCTTAACGTGCTGTCGTTGCCCGATAACAACGCCATTGTTGCAATTGCAGATCTCCTTTATATTGAATTCGATGTTCGCGATAACCTGCGCATTGAAGTTGCCACACAATAAAGTTCTTCACGCTATAGAACGTTTAGCTTTGCTGTCATAAATAACAAAAACACAATGGGACCACAATGACTATCAAGAACACTTACGCAAGCGAAGCTTGGGATAAAGCATATAACGCATTCCAACAAATAAATTTTACTGCTTATGACTATGACACTATTAAAGAGTCACTGATACAGCACCTTAAGGTATATCACCCAGAAGACTTTAATGATTTTATTGAATCTTCGTCTCTAATTGCTATTTTGGAACTTTTTGCTTATATCGGCGAACAGCTTGCATATCGTGTTGATGCCAATGCACATGAAAACTTTATTTCAACCGCGCAGAGAAAACAGTCAATCTTACGTCTTGCCCGCCTTGTATCTTATAAGGCGTCAAGAAATATTCCCGCGCGAGGTTTGGCAAAAATCGAATCGATCAGGACCTCAGAAACCGTATTTGATTCACTCGGAAATAACTTAGCTAATCTAGTTATAAACTGGAACGATTCTAACAACGTGAACTGGAAGGAACAGTTTTTCCTTGTACTAGGTCGTGTTTTGACTTCTAAGTTTGGACAGCCTGTTAAGGCCAACCAAATCGGCGACGTTGCGATGAATCTATACACCCTGAACAATCAATTAAGTTCTTTCAGAAACGGCGTCTATGCCTTCTCCGCTTCTGGTGCCAACGAGCAAGTTCAAATGGAAGCGGTTCCTGCAGACATTGATGAAAATGGCCCAAGCGAAAGGGGACCAGACCTAAATGCGCAATTCAATATCATTTATGCAAGCGATGGAAAAGGCGATGGCTCAGATTATACTGGCTTCTTACTGTTTTTGAAACAGGGCACACTCTTACGAACTGATTATCGTATTACTGAACCTACGGCTAACCGCAGACTTGAACTTGATGCCATCAACGTTAACGACACAGACGTATGGGTATATGGCGTAGACGAAAATGAAACCATTACCGATGTATGGCATAAAGTCGATACGCTAAACGAGCAGAATCTGCAGTTCAATGATGTCAAAAATCGCAAAAAATATGAGATCGAAACTTTAGAGAATGATAGAGTTGCTTTCTTATTTGGTGACGGGAATTTTAGCGATTCTCCAGTTGGACGGTTCCA